GTTATTGATCCAAGTGAAGATGTTGCAGATAAACCGGGTAAAGAAAATTGTGCAGCTTCTACAGAACCCCAACCATTAATACCCCAAGATAATGTACCCCATCCTGGTTTTGTTACTACACTTTCGCTAGGTAAATTTACAGATGAAGTTGCAGATAAACCTGTTAACGTAACATTAATACCGGACTCACCCCAATTTTCTTCACCCCACCTGTCACTACCCCAACCAGTTTCTGGAAATGTTTCTACTGAACCAACAGCAGAACTTGCAGATAAACCAGTTAACGCAACTTTTACTTCGTCTTGTTCTCCATAAGAATTAGCACTCCAAGGTAAAGCTCCCCATGTATCTTGTGTTACATCTATTGCGCCTCCCATTCCAATACCATGGACATAACAATAATAATGAAAATCTGTTTCTGAAGCTGGAGCTATTTCTACATACCTTTCGGTTGCAGCATTGAATGTTGTAGTATTCTTGTAATTAGCTTCAGTAGAAGGACCATCCAACCAATAGTTTACACCAGCTGATATTGTATTGCCTTGTGGATCTGAAGTGCTAGTTGCAAATAATAAGGGGTGACCATCGTTAGTATTATCATCTTGATTAAAACGTAGGGTTCCATCTTCTACCCATTTAAGATCCATGTCACGGACACCATCTAAATAATAAACATTTCCTACTCCACCACTTACGTATAAAGTTCCTGAAGCTACCGTAGTGGTGTATGTTTTATCAGAATTTTTTTGCATGACACCACCCATGCCAATTCCATGAATCCAACAAAGGTAATAAAAATTAGATGTTGAGGCAGCTAAATCTATTTCGACATATCTTACAGACGCTGAATTGAAAAGCGTCGTGTTCATGTAATTAGATTGATTACTAGCACCATCAAGATAATAAGTTACACCTGATGAAATAATACCGCCTGTCGATGTGTTTGTAGAAAATAATAACGGATGTCCGTAGTTCGAACTATCGCTTTGATCAAATCTTATAACGGTGTCAGCGTTCCAATTAAAATTACCTGGTCCTGATGAACTCCTAACTCCATCAATATAGTATGCATTTCCAGTGCCCCCTCCGTAAAGGTTGCCACTTGCAACTGTGATTTGGTAAGTTGCCATAAGGACTTACTCCTTATGCTATCTGAATGATCGCGTTACCTGCAGTTTGTGCTGGAAATTCAATAGTGAAAGTTCCGCTTGTTACAGTTTTGTCTGAACCGAAGTTTACGACACATACAGCTTTGTTACCATTACTTGAGTTATAAATTAAACAACCTCTTGCTGTGAAAGAAGCAGAAGTCCATGATGTGTTTGCAAATTTACAACAAGCAGTGTCACCAGATAAAACTGGAGTTGTACTTGTTAAACTATTTCCACCAGCTGAATAACCAGAAGAAGTAGTAGTTACTTCGTAAGTGTTTGTTGGATCAGCTGTTGCGTCTGCTGGTGCAGTGTATGCAGTAGTTGATTTACTTAATGTTGCTGAGTTACTTGAGTATAAAGATAATTTAAATGTGTCTTGTCCATTAGTAAAGTTGTGGCCCTCTACTAAAATCTCTTGTTTGAAACTATTACATATAGCCGATGTTATTGTCATAATTTTCTCCTATTACTGAGGCGGTGACTCGATTGGTATTCTTATTGTTCCATCCGTGTAATCGTCTCGTCTTCGTCTTCCAAGTTGCACTGCTGCAAACTTTTGTAGTTCAGTTTTATACTTTCCTTCGTATAATGTCAACATATCAGTTGGGCCTTTTAAAAAAGAATATGCTTCTACTAAACAAGCATATAAAAGACCTTGTGGAAAATATTGACTAACATAGGTCGTTGTATTACTTCCGGATAAAGCTTGTGGAAGCTTAGTCCAAGAAATAGTAAATTGATAATTAGCATCTGGTGTAGGAGCCACTAAAATAGCCCCTGATGTAGTAGAACCTGTTCCTGTAGCCCCACCAAACATAGCGTAGTATTTAGGTAATCCTGTTACGTCCTGTCCAGTTTGGGAACCTTTATCACCAGTAAGTTCTCCTATATATTCTTGTATAAACGTTTGATCTCTTTTCTCTAACCATTGACCTTGAATTGTATTTGATGTGGTCGAATTAAAAACTTCTACACCTCTTACAAACAAACATTCGGCAGGAACGTTTACAGAATTATTGTCAGTTGCAAATTGAGAATCAGATCTAACTCTATCAGAATCCATAGGCACATCATATGCAATCCTATATTCTGCATTCATTATAAATCCATCAATAATACCTTGAGTAAAAACATTAGAATCTACTTCTGTATAATCTCTAATTGCTGTTGTTAATGTTGCGTATGTCCATCCTGCCATAATTAACCTCTATCATTTATCGGTCCAATTGTACACTGAAAACCGCCTCCTGTTGCCGTGCTAGCTGCATTTGAAACAAGGGACACGGTTAATGAATTGTGTTGAGTTTCTGTTTGAGTGGCTTTTGGACCAACAACTATAGTTGTAGCAACTGCTGTAGCTTCATAACAACCAAATACTTTTGCTCCACTTGTATGAGTTCCTGCTGTTGTTGGAGTAGGTGTAACTCCTCTATACGGAGCAGATGTTCCACGTGTGCAACCTGTTAAATTATTTCCTGCTTTTCCAGTATATTGTATGGTTTCGTTTTCAAAAGCACCAGTTGTAGGGTTCATTTTTTCTATTAATATAAAACCAGATGTAGGAAATTCAGTAGCATCTGTTAAAGTTATCGTTGCAACAGAAGCATTTATATTTCCATTTAATGTTGTTTCTAATTCTAATGTAGAAACAGCAACACCTCCAACAGGAACTTTTACTTCTCTAAATCTTACAAATGTTGTGCCTTTGTCAAAAGCATTGTTTGGAAAAGAAACATTTAATGTTTTAGAAGCAGCTGCAGTTGTAAAAGGATTTTCAGGTAATATATCTTCTACAGGAAATTCTGTTCTTGCTGGTCTTGCATGTTGTAAAGCTTGTGGATCTGCTCCTACAGGATGTGGTTGTAGTTGTGGTTGCTTAGCTTCAAATTCAGAAATATGCACCCATGCACCAGTCCATTCTTTAACCATTTCTTTGTATGGAAATGCTGCACCAGATCTATCTGATATTGCTAATGCTCTTCGTCCTCTTGAAAATCGTGCCATTATACATTTGGATAATAGGTTTTCGGTGTAATAAACGTACTTGCCGCTGATCCATCCTCCGCTAGCGCTCTTGCTAATTCATCTTCATAAATTAATTTTGTTTCTTGAACTCTTTGTGGTGCAAACTTCATCGCTAAGTAATATGATAATCCTGAAACCATACATGGTACAAATCTAAAAGGTGAATCACTTGCATTTGTATATGCACCTGCATCTTGAATTCTTTTTACATAATAAACATTTAAAAAATTACTTGCTGCTGTAGCATCTGGTAAAGGATAAATAGTTATTGTAACTTTATCAATAAATCTTTGTACCCAAAACTGTGAAGGAGTACCTTTTGATGCTTTGTTTGCAGTTGCAGAATACGCATCTCTTGCAACTTTTGTTAAACCAATATCTGATTGATTTGTAGTATTGTAGTTTTGTCTAAAAGTAACATTTAAAATATCTGAGATACCATAAACGTCTGCTGTTGGAACAGTTGTAGCTTGAGGTGGTTCACCCCCTCCAGGCACATCAGAAGAATTTCTATAAAAAGTATAGACACCAGAACCTTCTGCTGTTGCATCAATATTAGTAGTAGAGCCTTCAACTAAATTTACATTAGTGTTTCCTACTTCCCAAAAATGTATTCCTCTGTTACCCCATTCTTGAAAAAGAATATTAAGTGATCTTCTTGCAGTTCTGATTTGATGACCTGCAGTTCCAACCAAACCTATTCTTTCATATGCATCAGCAATTATTTCATCAATAGAAAAATTCTGATCAAACGAATAAGAATCGGATGTTGTATTCGCCATTGGTTACTCCTTAAAACGTACCGGCTATGTAACAAAAATCACAGTTAGTCAAAGTCACATAACAACCAGTGTCAGCATAAATACCAATTCCTGGTAATTTAAACTCTTGGACTTCATTAGCTGCTGTTCCAAACTTACCATGAAAAAGTAATAGTTTCGCCGTAGCGCTAGAACCAATCTCGTTAAAGATTTTTATTTCAGCATCTGAATTTGAAGCTTGTCCATAAACAGTCATGATCTGAGCTTTAGTAATGTTTATCGCAGAACCATCGCTCGGATTTAATTTTTGTAACTGCCCACTCGAAGTTAAAACTATGCTTTGTTTTACCTTTGAAATAGATGACATATTTTATTCTCCTTAAAAGGTGCTCCCGAAGGAGCACCAAATTATTTAATTATTACGCAAGATTATTATTTTGTATGTAATCTACAGTAATAAAACCTCTACCAGCTGAACCAGCAGATGTATCAACAAAAATTGTTACATCACTTGTTCCAACGTCAGCCCAAGTATCTGCATCTGTGATAGTTCCAGCTGATCCAAATTTAATAACATTAGCTGCTGTACCTAACGCTAACGCTGTAAATATTTCAGTTGAAGCTGCACTTGTGCCAACACTTAAGTTTTGAGAAGCACCATCACAAGCAGTCGTAATGTAAACAGTAATTTCTGTTATTTGTGAGTTTGCTGGAATTCTAATTCCAGTGCTCGCTGCCGTAGTTGATTGTGTATAAGCTGCAGTTTGAGACATTTTAACAAATCCCAAATTTTCGCTAGCTCCTTCTCTTATCGATCCCGCTTTAATCGGTCCCGAAAATGTAGTTGTACCCATAATTATATCCTCCTAGTTTCCGATCATAGTCTCTAGGCCGTCGACTATACTCGTCTATGATCTAATTAATTGTATAGTAAAAAAACTATATACTACATTTTAGTAGAGTGCAAGAGAGCCTGTAGTGTGAATTGAATTTAT